ACATACATAGATCTTGTTGCAAGAAAAACTATTGATGAGAACATCATAAAAGCCCTGAAAACCAAGATAAATCTAGCATCAACAATTTTAGGTGAAGATTTAAAAGAATGGTTGCAATAAGTTATAAGATATTATATAAGGTATTTAAATGAGGATGGTGCAACATTCTCGGAGTATGGCTGAACAACTGTAACAAGGTAGTAAGGCACGGTTCTCGCAAGGTATGGTCGCATGACTGAGGGTGTGAGAGTTGGTACTGAAGTACTAGTTAAGCTAGAACAGTTTGACTTGTCGGGAAAAGGTTGGGGGTAGTCAAAGAACCCCCCTACTCACAAAGAAAGAAAGGTTTGTATGGAACGCACAGAAATAAAAGTTGGTAAGATAACTATTATCATAACAGATAAAGATGCTCTTATGGTGGAATTAAATGGTTACACTTATTTCATTGATGATAGCACCGATGAAAATTTAATGAATAGATATAAGGATAAGTAATGTTGTATATTGGTTACTTGTTAGTTTTAATGACATTACTTTTGTATGGTAAACCTTACATGGCTAGTGTTGTAATTTTATTTATAACCTGGCAAATTGTTTCGAGTGGTTGGTATCAATGGCTCGTATAAAAACTCCTGCAAAAAGTAAAAGTTATTATTCAGGAAGATTAAAAGAAAGAATTTATGCTGCTTATTTCGAAGCAGGTAAACGTGCAAAAAGAGATTGCACAAGTTGGAAAGAAGTTTCTGATCGTATGCATTGGGAACGATTACATAAAATAATGAGAAAGAGGTATGATTATGTCGGATGATGTAAAAACTGATATATTAGAAGAAGCTAACGAGGCCGTAGCGTCTCGTGAATTTACTCATGGTGAGTGCGTAAGCAATAATAACAACATAGCTGATTTATGGAGTGCATATTTAAACATGCCTATTACTGCTGATGAAGTAGCAATAATGATGGTGTTGTTAAAGATTGGTAGAACTAAATCAAGAAAAGCAGTGAAAGATCATTTTGTTGATATGGCAGGTTATGCTGCAATTGCAGGTGATATAGTATTAGGAGGTAAGAATGATAAAGAAGATATTTAATTATTTTAGAAAAAAAGAACCAACTTTAATTTGGTTACAAATTTACAATTCACAACATTACGGTGTAATTGGTTGGTTGGCAACTGATCGCAAAACATATGTTAAAGGAGAAGATACATGGAGAAGGTAATGAAATCACGATATGCCACGATAGCAATTAAACCTAAGGTGCATGATAACATTAAAAAATTAGCAAAACATAGTTATCAGACAGTAGGTGGATATATTGAACAATTAGTAGAAAAAGAGATAAAAAAATTGGAGGGTAAAAATGGCAATAATATGTCACGAGTGCAAGGGTAATGGGTATCATAAGCTTAGATTCGAGGCGGAACAATCCATTGAGCAGTGTAAGGTTTGTAACTCACAAGGGGAACTCAAGGAAGATAAGTATTATCGCCAAACGTGGACAGAGGGCGTTGAAGATTCCTTGTCGATCTATTACGGACCATTGCTTGATCCGGAATGTTTCCAAAACTACAAAATTTATCCAGAGTAAACCTATTGTAGATATTAAAAAAGGGGAGGAGCCACCATTTTGACTATATATTATAACACTATTAAGAAAGATAAAGTGATTACATATGTCTACAGTGATGTTGATGATGTGTGGTTCGTGAACAAAATAACAAAAAGGAGAGATTTATGGACGTGGAAAACATGTGGAGCGATGAAGATAATGCGAGACTTATTGAATTGGATCAAAAAGGTGTAAGGGTAAGAGATATTGCCATACGAATGAACAAAAGTAAGAACTCGGTTGCGGGTAGATTACATAGGATAAGGATTAAAAATGGTCATACACCAAAATTTAAACACAGGCAGATAAAGAGATATATGCCTGCATCAGAGAAGATTGGTCAACGTAGATGTAATTTATGTTATCAAAAATTTGATATATCTTCTGTGTTACAGAGATTCTGCGAACCTTGTAAAAGAACTGATAATTACAAGTTTGGAGGGTAATCTTGCGACAAATGTAAATTTGTTGTATAATAACTTCCTGGATAAGTAGGTGAAGTCCGAAATTCCAGGAAGGATAATGAAGTGTATACAACAACAGATGTCCAAAAGAAATTATTAGATCGACTAATCAAAGGCTTGCGCCCTACAAACAAGAGCGCCAGGGCGCTTGCTTTACTTGCAAAGTACAATATTTTTGATAAAAACGTTATTAAACATAAATTAAAACAATTGGAGGGAGACAATGTCCTCTTATTCACTGCCAAACAGTCCAATCAAGGAAGTTAAACATTGTCACAAATGTGGCAGAGTAACATTGCATTTTCTCAACCCCAAAAATGATGTCATTGTAAAGTCAGAAGTGTGGCAGGAACTGGTTCGTAAAGGATTTAATGCTATGAGACGTCATATGTATATTCCTAAAGAATTGTTAATGTTAGATCCTAAATTTTTTTAGTATAGAATGCATAGAAATATATTTACAAATTATTTTAGAAAAAATGTTGAAAATGGTGTAACCGGTGTAACCGCTTCTGTAACCCTTATCCAGCTTAAGAAATGGGTTACACTATGGTGTAACCAAGGTGTAACTGGTGTAACCTATAAAGCCAGCGTAAAAGAATTTTTTGAGACATTATATATGTTTTCTGTTAAAAACATCCTATACATTGTAAAATGAGTCAATTAACTGAAATTAAAATAACTTCGAAACAAAGAAAGTTTGCAGAGCTTTTAGTCAGATATGATGGAGATAAAAGTGCAACTGAATGTGCTATATTATCCGGTTATCCAAAAAAGACAGCTAGAATATATGCTAGTAGATTGCAATCAGCTAAAGAGTTTCCAAAAGTTGCTAATTATATATCCTTATTAAGAGAAGAAATTCACAAAAAGTATATGTCTAATATGACAAGACATATGAAGAGATTAGATGAGTTAAGTAAAAATGCAGAGTCAGAAAAAAATTACTCGGCAGCTGTTAATGCAGAAGTTTCACGAGGAAGAGCTGCTGGATTATACATAGATCGTAAAGAGATATTGACTGGGTCAATTGATAAGATGAGTAAGGTCGAGGTAGCAGATAGGCTCAAAGATCTAAGGAATAGATTTCCGGAAGTAATTGTAGACGTACCTCATGAAGAGATTGAATCCCAAGACTAACATTTTTTTTGTTTGTGGTGATGCTAGAGAAGATGGTTATATATTTGATGGTTACATAACAGTAAGATTAAAAAGAGATGGATATTTTAAAGAGAACTGGAGAGAGCCAAATAGTTTTAAAAAGAATTTAGCTAAAAAGAAATTATACAAAAAGAATCTGTATGACAAAGTATCTAATTATTTAAACAATTATAAATTAAGTAAAGGTTGTCAAAAATGTGGCTACAAGGAGAGTCCTTATGCTTTAGAATTTCATCATCGTGATAGAAATAGTAAGTGTAATAATGTGTCAAATATTAGAAAAAGCAGTTGGGTACAGCTCGATAACATAGTCAAAGAGGTAAAAAAGTGTGATATTTTGTGTTCAAATTGCCATAAAATATTAACAAAAAAGGAAGTTAGTAGTGCGTCCTGAAAAGAAATTTTGGCAAGAAATTAAAAATAAGACTCCCAATGTTAACTGGACTAGAATAGAGTCATGGGCATCACCTGGTGTACCTGATTTATTTGGAGTTTTCAAAGATTTAAGCACTAATCAAGGCATACAATTTTGGATCGAATTAAAATGTAATAAGTTACAAAAAGTTATCATATCGCCAAAACAAATTGCATGGCATTATGCTCATACAAAGCATGGAGGTGTCAGTTTTATATTTGTAAAGATTAGCAACCCAGGTGCCAGGAAGGCATCATATGCTGTATTCCCAGGACATATGTCTAGGGAACTACACACCTTGGGTTTGGAACTGTTGAACCAGGGTTCAGGTACCATGTTGCCTGATGCATGGACCGAGAAGGATCTTCAAAATACACTGACTTTCACGCCTTAGTTATTTTCTATTCCTTATACTAAGTTACCGGCCGGCCGGACCGTGTTTTCGCCTCTGTCAAGTGTTAAATACTCTAGGGTTTCTGCGGTTTTTTTATGAAGCATGAATCCTGATGCCCGCAGCTGCAGCCAGGAGCTGCTGGGGAATGGTTGAAATACACTAGGTCTTACGCCCTTTTCTATATCTATCTCTTATACCAATTGACGGCCGGCCGGGGCAGCTGAGTTGTTCATACCATGCGGGAACTTATCCAAAAGATTTAAATCTTTTTGCTTTACATTATAATAAGTTATAACTATATATGTAGTGGGGGTACCGAATCCGTTTAGAAGTTTTGCAAACGCCCCCATTAAAGAAAGGAACAACATGGAGACTGTAACAGTATTGAAGAGACAACCCACCTGCGCCGAGCGTGTTACGCAAGAATGGAAAGAAAGGCAGGAGGACCTGAAGGATCCTGAATATGATGCGCTTAGCTTTGATTATGTAGAGCCTAATACATTTAATGATCAGATAGAAGGCTACTGGCGCTGGCAGTTCAGCTGGGGTGGTCCATCGGATGAGCTCAGGGCTTACGTTAACGAACATAAAGAAATTCACCGCTTGGAATATTGGTTCCTGGATTGGGGAGATGGTGCACATGTCCTGGTTGACTCTGAAGCTGCGGCCTGGTCGCAGATGCAGCAGATGCTGGAGGCTGCAGCGTGATGCAGTTTCAATTGGTCTTTTGGTTTTCATTAGGGTTCTTGATCTTTACAGGCAGGAACCCTTTGTTGGCTCTTGTGTTTTCATTTATCCTGGCCACTGGTGTAGCTGCGTTCACCGCAGCTCCTGATATCGTGCGATGGATTGACGAAATACCTTGATTCCCACGCCCTTTTTTTAAATAGATCTTTATACTTTGGTTGGCCGGCCGGCCGGACCGTGGATTTTGTCAACAGTTTTTCGCAGAACTGTGCCATTCCTGTTGATTCGAAACCTGATGGCTGAAGCGTGTGTTTGAAATCCACTAGGTTTCACGCCTTTTGCTGTAAGTTGTTCTTATACTTCACAGAAGTACGGTCCGTGCTGAAAAAAGTTATGCACAACTATTTATTTATTATGTTGCAATTAGTTATAATAAGTTGTTTAGTTACTTATCAATTAATAGTTAATTGATTAAACCATTTAGAAAGAGGTTATAATGACTAAGAAATCTAAATTAAATGACAAGGCTGTTGCTACTCTTGTTGAGTATCGTGTTGCCTTAGATATTAAGAATAGTATTGATAAGTTAGTTAACCAACTTAGGAATGAATTTACTGAAATCGTAGCTAATAACAAATTAGTTAGTGATAAAAAGAATTTTGTTTTTGAGCATGGCACAGACACTTATGCAATATCACAATCAAGTCGTGATATACTTAACCAATCAGAAGTTAAAAAACTATTAACTTCTAAGAAGTTATCTATTCCTTATAAAACATCTACTAGCGTTACTATAAAGAATGTTAGTGGTAGTTCTAATAATGTTGATAGTGAACTTGTTAAACTATTAAGGGTGTCTAATGCCAGATAATTACTTAGACATATTAAGACAAGCTAATGCAGTTAGCACAGTTAGACCTAATTCACTCATTGAAACTGTGGAGAATGGTCAAGAGCAAGTTAATTGGCAGATGTTAGCAAGTTATTTAGATAGTAGTATATTTGAATTCATACTACAGAATAAAGACATACCTCAAGTTAGTGCGTATGGTCTTAAGTTAGCTCAAGAGTTAGCTAACAACTTCAATATAAATAGATAATCATTTCAGTACAGGGGTTTGAAATCCCTGTACTTCCTCGCCTTTATCTAATTTCTTTTATTATATTTAAGACTGGCTCGCTTCCGATCCAGGCAAATTCACCCGCAGCCCAGGGCTGGTGCAGCAGGTGCAGCGTCCTGAGATGGCAGGTGTTGGTCATCATGTACAATACAATACTATATCTAGTAGCCAAAGCCCTTGGAGTCCCTACATATATTTAGTTTAATAATCCTTACACTTCCACGCCCTTTCCCCCTTACTACCTGTTACATTAGGTTGTGCACCTTTAGTGCTTGTTTTGCACAGTCAGCCCCACCCCATTCACTGTCAGAAACAAGTCGGTTGAAAAATTTTAAAAAAAATTGTACATACTAGAAATGTCTTTGGATTTTGAAACCACAAATCCTGATGAAGCTAAAGATCTAATGTTGAAGTTAGAACTTCGACAAAAAGAATTAGATACCTCTGCTAAAGCAAAAGAAAATTTTTTGGACTTTGTTAAAGCAGTATGGCCAGAGTTTATTTCAGGATATCATCATCAAAAAATTGCAGAAAAATTTCAATTAATAAAAGATAAAAAATTAAAACGATTGATCGTGAACATGCCTCCAAGGCACACGAAGTCTGAGTTTGCATCCTATTTACTTCCAGCATGGATCATGGGCCATGCACCAAAAACCAAGATCATACAAGCAACGCACACTGGCGAACTGGCCTTCCGCTTTGGAAGAAAAGTAAGAAACCTGATGGATCACGAAGATTACAAACGAGTATTCAAAGATGTCGAACTATCAGCCGATAGTAAAGCAGCAGGAAGATGGGAGACCAATAAAGGTGGAGAGTATTTCGCAACAGGGGTAGGTGGAGCTATCACCGGTCGTGGTGCAGATCTTCTCATTATTGATGACCCTCATTCCGAGCAAGATGCTTTATCAGAAACAGCGTTCGATAATGCCTACGAGTGGTACACCTCAGGACCACGACAAAGACTTCAGCCCGGAGGTATCATTGTTATTGTTATGACAAGGTGGTCTACCAAAGATTTGACAGGTAGATTAGTAGGAGCACAAAAAGAAGTTAAAGCAGATCAATGGGATCTAATAGAATTCCCTGCAATCTTTCCTAAGACAGGTAATCCTATATGGCCTGAGTATTGGAAGAAGGATGAACTGTTATCGGTCAAAGCTTCCTTGAATGAACAGAAGTGGCAAGCACAGTGGCAGCAACAACCAACCTCTGAAGAAGGATCTATTATTAAAAGAGAGTGGTGGATGAAATGGGAATCTGATGATCCACCCAACAACATACAACATGTTATACAAAGTTATGATACGGCGTACTCAAAAAAAGAAACTGCAGACTATAGTGCTATTACAACGTGGGGTGTGTTCACTTCAGAAGCTGATGGCAAAGTCTATTTAATTTTACTTGATGCGGTGAGAGGTAGATGGGAGTTTCCTGAACTCAAAAGAAAAGCATTAGAGAAGTACAGAGAGTTTGAACCGGAGACAGTAATCGTGGAAGCTAAAGCATCTGGATTACCCCTGACCCATGAACTAAGACAGATCGGAATTCCAGTTACGAACTTTACACCGAGCAAAGGAAATGATAAACATGTACGAGTAAACGCTGTAGCACCGGTATTTGAAGCAGGCCAAATTTGGGTTCCAGATAAGAGGTGGGCGCAAGAAGTCATTGAGGAATGTGCTGCCTTTCCCTTTGGTGACAACGATGATTATGTTGACTCAACAACACAAGCTGTGCTACGTTTTCGCCAAGGAAATTTTGTTACATTACCTGATGATTATTACGAAGAACCAACTGTTCCTGATTACGGGAGCGAGGAGAGATATTACTAATGGATGATGAAAGAATCGGACAACCTGTAGGACTTAGCAGTTTACTTTTACATATGGGTAGAAAAGCTGCAGACACGCAGTTGTCTCGTGGTGATATTACAAAAGATGAATATGATGAGATTATCAAAATATTATATCCCCCTCTAAGTTTGGTTGATGAAAAAAGAAATGGTGGTGTACCTAGATTTGCGTCTGGTTCGGCAACCATGGCCCCTGGAGCATTTATAGATTACGATGACATTTTAAGACGTCTTGGTAAAGCATCAAAGTTTATTGGTACAAGAGTTCCTTTTCTCAGTAATTTAGTTACTACTCAAATGGGTGATGGCACGTTAGGTGCTAATGCACAGTTAATGGAAAGTAATATTCCCGGCGTAGGAAACGCAGGTGATTTAAGTTCAGATCCTGAGGAAGTAGCGAGAAAAAAAGCAGAGAGACAAGCAGCAATAGATGAAGCAAGAAGAAATAGAACATCAGCAACTGTAGCTGACAAAGTTAGAGATGCAGCAGACAGAGGTGAATACGGTAATATAAATTATTTTGGTAACGATGTAAGACAAAGAGGAGATGGAAGTATTGAAATTGGTCCTGATGCTGATGCTATGGAAAAAGAAAGACAAGCGAGAGAAGCGGAAGCAAGACGTAATGTTAACCGCCCTTCTCCAAAAATTGATATACCTACAACTACAGGAGGAGCAGTACCAGAAATAGAAACAAAATTACCTCCAACATCTGTACCACCTATTGAATTACCTACGAATACAGGATTTCCAATACCAGAGATAGAAGATTTTACTATTTTGACTATGGGAGATAGCACTAAAGATACTGTTACAATAGCTGGTAAAACATATAAAAAAGATCAGACAGAAATTAAAGAAAGAAAATCAGACGGTAGAACCTACCGTGTAGTCAAAGATGAATTTAAAAATAAAGATGAATTAAAAAGAGTTAATGATGGAAAAACAGTTAGAAAAGAATTACCACAGTTTTTAGAGGACAACCCAGCAATGAAAGACAGGTTGTATACTTCTTCTATAACAGGGAGACCTGACTTAGAAATAATAAGACAACATTTTATAGATAAACATGGAATTGATTTTCAAATGAAAACATATGAAAGAATAGTAAATCAATTGTTTGGAAACAGAAAAAAAGATGAAAGAAAATTAAGTTCTTATCAAACAGCTCAAAATCAATTTGAAAAAAATATAAGACAGTATGCTAATGATTTAGGAATTAAAATTTCTAAACCACAAATGGATCGTTATGATCAAGATTTTAGAATTGCTATAAGAGAAGAGAATCCAAATAAAGTAAAAGGAGATGTTTATTCAGAAGAAAATATAAGAGCAGCAACCAATGTAGTTATTGATACAATTATGAGAAATGAAGATCCTTACCTTGCAGATTACATTAAAGATAAAATACAAAGAACAGCTAATAATAAAGCTACTTTATTAGATGGAAGAAGAAATTTTTACAATTCAGGAGAAACTCTAGGACATACAGGAAGCATAGCGCAAGGAGATATACTTTTTGGAGAAGCGGCGAACCGTGAAAGATATACGACAGAAATTTCAAAAGATAATTTATTTAAAGATAAACAGATGGCTCAATATAAAGAAGCTTTAGCAAAAGGTAATACCGAAAAAATGAATCGTATTGAAAGTAAATTAAAGAAAAGAAACCTTAGAGCAATGTATGTAGATGAAGATGGCTCTGAAGTTTACATAGGAGCCCCTGCAGAAAAAGGTAAACTAAAAGACGGAGGTCCTCCTAAGTTTGCTGAAGGTAGCAGATTAAATGATTACGATCCTTATGACATCAATCAATTTCAAATGGGTCAACTTCCAAGTTATGAAAGTTTATATTCAGATCAAGGTAAGTTTCCTACAGATCAAAACAAAATTGATGAAATGAGAGCAGCAGCTCTTGCTGAAGGTAAAAAGTTTTACGGAGATGCAACAGGGTTTGAAATATTTAAAGAAGGATTGTTTAATTTACCAGACGGGGTAATTAATTATTTTGCAGGTTCGGCGGAAGGAATGGGTGAACTATTAGCAGGATTATTTGAGGCAACTAAAAAAGGGGCACAGATACAAAGTTTTCCTACAGATAAAATAGCTAATCCTGATCAACGAAACATTTCTAGATCATCACCAGATTATTCTCCTTTTAGTGAGGAGTTTCAAGCTCTACTAGATAAACCTGCTTTTACTAAATACTTTGATGAGTTTAGAGATAAGATTCCAACACCAAATTTAACAGAGTCAACTCTGTCTGGAATGACCATGGATGAGTTAGGAAGAACAGCTGGTTACTACACAGGTCCTCCTACCGCCGTACTCACGGCCCCTGGTGCATTAGCTAAATATTTAAAAGGATCAAGAGCAGTAGATAAACCTGCTCCTATAAGTGAAGCCTCTCGTTTGTCTGAAACAGAAGAAGTTGTTTCTCCAACAGGAGCACAAATAGATGAAACTGTAGAGGTAACAGATACAACAAGACAAGTTACAGAACCTAAAGTAGAAATTCAAAAACCACGATTAGATCCAGCCGAAGTAGAGAGAGTTGAATCTTTAGATACTTATATAGTTCCTCGGTTTAGTAAAATAGAAGATTACGTTCAGACTAAATATGCAGGATCTGCTTCCAAGACTAAGAAAAAATTAAGTCAGTGGAAAAAAGAAATGGAAGATGGTGACGGGGCAGGAGCCCTGAACGAAATGAAAGATACCGGAATGTCTTTCCAAATAAGTAATTTAATAAAAGAAGGTGGGGATCAAACCATTGATGCGTTAACTTTTTTAAAGATTGGACAAGATTTATTACAAAATAACAATCAAATTAAAAGAGGATACTCTGAATTTTATGGAGCAGGTCAATTAGGAGAAAATGCAGGAGCTGTTAAAGCAGGTAATGAAATTAGTCCTGACATAACAAGAAGAGCAATAAAAGATGCTAAACAAGAACTAGTAAATGTACCTATTACTGCTACAGGCAACTCAGGCCGTGTTTTACAAGAGTATAAAATGGCTGTGCAAAGCATGATAAATGAATTGGAAACAATGGCAGGAGGAACAAGTAAAAGAACTTTTGCTGGAGTAGAAGATCCAAGTGTTGTTATACAAAAGTATACAAGCACTGTATTACCAAACATTTTAAGAAAAGCAAACAACCCTAATATTAATTTACTATATACCGAAGCTCAAAAATTAAATCAGATTGTTAATAGATTTAAACGTTTAAATGTTAATCCACGATTAACTAGTAATTTTCAGGGCACCGGTTGGCCAGGGACCAGGACGGAAGATTATACAATTATGGAGCAAGGATTTAATCCTCAAAAAGGACAGTCCTCTCGTCATGAATTTCATAACAGTGGTCATCCTAATTCAGATAATTCTATTTCTTTTAGTAGATCTATAGATAAAACAACAACCGATGGTAGAGTTACAGAAAATATTATGGAAGCACAAAGTGATGTTCACCGTGGTTCTACATCTTACCAAAGTCCTGAAGATATAGCAGGTATTGATATATTAGAAAATGCAGAAAAAAAATTAAGACCTCAAGCTGAAAAAGCACTTGATGATGCGTGGGATAATTTTAGTAAGGACAATAAGTTATATAACTTTGATACAGATCCTATTAACATGCCTATTGGTGAAACTGTTCCTGATATGTTTGAGGTACAACTCAAAGCAGGCAGCGCTGATAATCCTATTTGGGAAGTAATAAATACAAGAACAAAAAGAAAAGTTCCAAAGAAAAGTTTTGGAACAGAAGATGATGCTCAAGTATTTGCTGATGCAAAAACAAAATTAGAAGCATCTAAAGAAGCAAAGAAACCTAAACCTACAGGATTTGATGTTAAGGTAGATCAGGTAGCTAATGATTTATATGGAGAGAGTTTTAAAAATTTAGGATTAAATCAAAAACAAAATGTTAAACGATCTATCTTAGATAACTACGGAACAATTAATCAACAGATGATCGATGATGCAAATGAATTTTTAAGTGGTCTTACTCAAGCTTCTAAAAAAGAATTAGGTAGAGCTAAAAATAAAAATTTCTTAGATGCACAAAGAATATCTAAATTAAATCCTGGAGATTCCGCATTTGGTAATTATGATAAATTTTGGTCTCGTAAAATGTCATCTGGAGATGAAGGTCAAAAATCATTATTAGAACGTATCGCTAATCAAGACCTGCCGAGAAACACACGATCATTTGAAGGACTTGATAGAGCAGTACAAAACATTAAAGATTTATTAGATAGTTCTCAAGGAGGACAGGTTAGAGGAGGTATGTTTGGTGGGGTAGATACATTTGATGCTATCAAAGCACAAATAGTGGCCGATACCAAAATGCCAATAGAAGAATTTTTAGCAAGACTATTTCCTGATGAAGTTAAGTTTGCAGGATCGTATACGGATATATCTAAGAATGCACAACTACGAAGAGCACGATATGAAAGTGGCTCACAAGATTATCCATTTAAAAAACAAAAAGATTGGGTCAAGAATGTTTTAAAATCACATATAGAAAAAGCAATATCAGAAGGCAAGACAAACGTGTCCTGGAATCCTGGTGAAATTGTTGGTGTATATGAATCAGCTGATGCGAAAGATATTGCAGGGTATAAAACAATTTATAATAAACTTATGAAAGAAGCAGCAGAAGATTTAAATAAAGATTTAATGGAAAGAGCCGCTAAGTTAGGATTAGACCCAGAATCAGCTAGAATTAAAATATCAGGTGTAGGAGATGACATGAACTTTACATTACAATTTGATGGTGATGGTATAAATTCATACAGCCAAGCTGCTCCTGATTTAGTTAAAAAATCTTTTGACGGAAGAAAAATGGAAGTATCAGGATTACCTTATGTTGATTTTACAGAAGCGAAAGATACAATAAGAAAAATAGGTTTACCAATGCACGCAGATGGTGGTAGAGTAGGTTCTAAATTACCGGACGTAGATGAAATACTAGGAACAATTTAATGGCAATAGAAAAAGCATTACCAAACATGGCTCCAGGGGAGTTAGATCCTCTTGGCGTAGCACAAGAACAATCTGAAGTTAATATAGAACTTACTGATGATGGTGGAGCTTTAATTAATCAAGAGCAAGAATTACCTCAAATACCTTTTGATGGAAATTTAGCAGAAGTCCTTGAAGATAGTGAACTTGGAAAAATGTCAGATAATCTTAGGGCTTATTATGAAGATGATAAATCCTCAAGACAAGATTGGGAAAGATCCTACGTTGATGGTATTAAATTATTAGGATTTAAATATGAAGAACGAGCTAGACCTTTTCAAGGAGCTAGTGGAGTTACTCATCCATTACTTGCTGAATCCGCAACACAGTTTCAAGCACAAGCTTACAAAGAATTACTACCCGCAGGCGGTCCGGTAAAATGTAATATAGTTGGTGAACAAAACGAAGAGACAGAGCAACAAGCTAACAGAGTAAAAGATTACATGAATTATCAAATTACTACGGTAATGGAAGAATATGATCCTGATATGGATCAATTGTTATTTCATTTAGGATTAGCTGGATCTGCATTTAAAAAAGTTTATTTTGATGCACAACAACAAAGAGCTAAAGCTTCTTTTATTCCTGTAGAAGATTTAATTGTTCCTTTTTATGCAACTGACTTAGAATCTTGTCAAAGAATTACACATATCGTTAAACAATCTTACAATGAAGTTAGAAAAAATCAAGTTGGTGGTTTTTACAGAGATGTAGAAATTAGACCATCATTAGTTGAAAATAATCAGATACAAGAAGAATATCAAAACGTGCAAGGTATTAGTTCTACAACTTACGGAGAAGAAGATGACAATGAATATACATTATTAGAATTTCATTGTGATTTAGACATAGTAGGTTTTGAAGATAGGAATTTGGAAACAGGAGAACCTACAGGTATAAGAGTACCATATGTTGTTACTGTTGATGAAGGTTCCGGAAAAGTTTTATCTATATACCGAAACTTCAAACAGGACGATCCCCTTAGAAAAAAAATTCAATATTTTGTACATTATAAGTTTTTGCCTGGTCTTGGTTTTTATGGCTTTGGTCTTATCCACATGCTCGGGGGTCTCTCCAGGACAGCTACGTCAGCTCTCCGTCAACTCATTGATGCAGGTACGTTGTCCAATCTCCCTGCAGGATTTAAAGCGAGAGGGTTGCGAGTTGCAGACGACGATAATCCCATCCAACCAGGAGAATTCAGGGATGTAGATGCACCATCTGGTGATCTACGAGCAGGACTTTTACCTTTACCTTACAAAGAACCTAGTCAAACATTATTTATGTTACTTGGTTTTTGTGTTGATGCAGGAAAAAGATTTGCTGCTGTAGCTGATGCAAAGATAGGTGATTCAAACAATGCTAATCCGGTAGGAACTACCATGGCTATGATTGAACAAGGAACTAAAGTTATGAGTGCAATTCATAAAAGAATGCACTATGCACAAAAAGTTGAATTTAAATTATTATCAAAAGTATTCCAACAATATTTACCACCAGAATATCCTTACAACGTTGTAGGTGGTAACAGAATGATTAAGCAACAAGACTTTGATGACAGGGTAGATATTATGCCTGTATCCGATCCAAATATATTTTCTATGTCTCAACGTATTCAGTTGGCACAAGCACAATTACAATTAACAGGAGCTAACCCTGGAATTCATAATATTTATGAAGCTTACAGAAGAATGTACCAAGCACTTGGAGTTAATAATATTGATGCAGTATTACCACCTCCTCCTAAACCTGGACCTGTAGATCCAGCAAAAGAAAATTCAGAGGCGTTGAAATCTAAACCATTAACTGCTTATCCAGAACAAAATCATGAAGCCCATATAAAAGCTCACAGAGCATTTATGTCCTCAAGTTTAGTAAGACAAAGTGTAATTGCTATGGCTTCTTTACAAGCACATATAAGTGAACATATTTCATTTATGGCAAGACAACAAGTTATGGAAAAAAACAAAGAAGAATTAGAACAATTACAACAACAGTTAGGTGGACAACAATTACCTCCTGAAATGCAAAAAGAAATGCAAAATAGACTAGAGAGTGAAATTGCTGAAGTAGAATCTACTATAACAGAAGAAATTGTAGCAGAAGAACAAGAATATTTAGAAGGAACTGGTCAAGATCCATTAGTTGAATTAAAAACTAGAGAAATTGACATAAAAGAACAAGATGCACAGCGTAAAGCTATGTATGATATGGAAAAATTAGACATTGACAGAGGTAAATTAGATCAAAAAACTGAAATTGATCAGAAAAAACTTGACCAAGATGCTGAAATTGCAGCTATGAGAGCTGGTATCAATTTAAAACAAGCTAAAATGAGAAAAAATTAATGTCATATCCTGAAAATGATGATAAATTAAGTCGAGGCATAAATGATTTTGCATCACATGTGGAGCAATACGCAAAAACAAGTGAAGATAAGTTAATTATGGCGGCAGCTATGTTATCAGTTGTTAAAGCAATCTATATAGATCATGCTTTAGAGGGACCAATAGCAGAAACTGTTTTTGAAAATCAACTTGAGGATGTTTTTCAAATTAATTTGATAAAACCAACGTTACATTAAGGAAAATATGAAAAAAGATAAAAAAAAAGATAAGAAAAAAAAGAAGTACATGGGTGGTGGCATGATGCAAATGGGCGGAATGGGCTACATGGGCGGTGGAATGCCTAAAATGAACTACATGGGCGGTGGAATGACTCCAATGTCTCCAATGGGCTACGAAGATGGTGGTGAATTTAAACTTAAACCAGGACCTTCAGTAGAAGGCATGGATGTAGATAAAAATGTTAAAAAACCAACTAAAACTATGCGTGGAGTAGGGGCAGCAACCAAAGGCGTTAAGTTTTTTGGATAATTTGTGCGGACATTGCGGACATGCTTGTCATCATACCAACGGAGGCAGTTGTTCTAGTTGTGATTGCAATAATTGTGAACATGAGCTAGAAAATACTGTTGAATTCGAAGCGGACTTCGATTTGACTATTCATTAACTAAGGAGGTTATATGAATTTATTAAAAGACCTATGGGGCCATATCAAAGAATGGTCGGACTGGAAAATGAAGGACTGGATTAAGGCGGCTATTGTCGCTGTTATAGTTCTTTGGGTCATCAGTTGGATGACAGGTGGAGCTGCCTAGACTATGGTCTGGCAACTCTTAGCAAAACCTTTACTCGGCGTTGCTGCGGATACGGTCCGTGGCTTCGTCGAAACAAAAAAGGCAAAAGCTGAACTTAAAGTAACAGAAGTTAAAGCAGCAACTAAATTAAAACAAGATCAGATTGCTGGAAAAGTAAAATGGGAAACAACAGCAGTAGATCAGATGAAAGGTTCGTGGAAAGACGAACTAATTTTAATTTGTTTACTAGCTCCAGCAACATTAGTATTTTTTCCTGGAATGACACAGCATATAGAAGCTGGCTTTGTCGCATTGCAGTCACTTCCGGATTATTATAAACATTTATTATATATAGCCTGCTCAGCAAGCTTCGGCATTAAGGCTGGAAAAGGTGCAATGGGTTTAATTAAAAAAGGAAAATAAAATGGGAACAAAGAAAACAATGAACGAAGGAATGAAAGCTTTAAAAAAAAGTAATCCTAAAATAGCTAAAAAAATAGGTTTTAAAAATGGCAAAGGTAAAGTTATAAAAGCTAAAGATGGCTTATATGCAAATATACACGCCAAAAAAGAACGTATTGCCTCAGGTAGTGGTGAAAAAATGAGAACACCTGGAAGTAAAGGTGCTCCAACAGCAGCTAATTTTAAAAGAGCCGCTAAAACAGCTAAAAAACAACCCTAATGCCTTTTAAATCGGCAAAGCAACGAGCATATTTATATGCTAATGAGCCAGAAGTCGCAAAAAACTTTGCTAAAAAACACGGAAATAAAATACAAGCTAAAGACGGTAAAAATTTATCTCAAGTTAGAAAAAGTTCTAAAAATCCAAAAGGAGTAGCTAATGGATGCGGAATGGTAATGGAAGATAGAAGAAAAGAGACTACATATGGCTAGTCCTGCTTGGCAACGAAAAGAAGGCAAAAGTGAGTCAGGAGGACTAAATAAAAAAGGTGTAGCTTCTTATAGAAAGGCTAATCCTGGTTCTAAATTAAAAACAGCAGTTACAACAAAACCATCAAAGTTGAAAAAAGGTTCAAAAGCTGCTAAAAGACGTAAGTCATTCTGTGCAAGGATGGAAGGTATGAAAAAAAGAAGAACTAGTTCTAAAACAGCAAAAGATCCTAATTCTAGGATTAATAAATCACTAAGGAAATGGAATTGTTAATATGAGTACACTAGCAGATCGAGTGAAACAAAACGAAGGCTTCAGAAATAAAATTTACAAAGATACCCTCGGGTTTGCCACTATCGGTTATGGCCATAAAGTAATAGAAGGAGATCCTTTTAAAGAAGGAGTAGAATATTCAAAAGAACAGCTAGAAGAAGTTTTTAAAACTGATTTAGAGCATGCAGAATTATTATGTGAAAATATGTTTATGTGTGATTTAAGTTATGATCCACCTGAATTGTTAAAGGAAATTTACACGGAAATGATATTTCAACTTGGCCCTGGAGGGGTCTCTAAATTTAAAAAAACTTTTGATTTTGTTAAAATGAAACAATTTAAAAATGCAAGTATTGAAATGCTTGATAGTCGTTGGAATAAACAAACCCCTAATAGAGCAAAACATTTAAGTGATTTAATGGCTACAATTGAAATATGAAATTACCCGGAAAAAGATTTGGTCCTCCTCCACTAAGAGGCCCTGATCCACAAGGATTAAAAATTAAACCAGGAAAAATTAAACCTATTCGTGTTTCTGATAATTTTCCTAGATTTAAAAATGGAGGATTAAGTAACAATACAGTTATGAAAAAATATAAAAGGAGTAAAATTGCCTGATCAAGTAATTGTTTTAGCTGAAAGGCTAAGAAAAGAAATAAAAACTAGACAAGAGCAGCTAACTCAAGTTATAACAGGTGAAGTAAAAGATTTCCCTGATTATAAGTATATATTAGGAAAATTACATGCTTGGAATGCAATCAGCCAGGAACTCACGGACCTGCTAAAAAAACAGGAGCTAGACGATGACTAAAACTAATGTGATACCTACAAAAGTTTTTGCCTTAGAGAAAAAAAATAAAGAGATAAAAGAAAAAGAGAAAAAACCCGAACATTCAAAATTACCTAATCCCAGTGGTTGGAGATTATTGGTAATGCCTTTTAAATTAAAAGATAAAAGTAAAGGTGGAATTATTCTAACAGATAAAACTGTTGAAGAAAGCCAATGGTCAACCAATGTAGGATTGGTAATGAAAGTTGGTGATTTATGCTACAAGGATGATGGAAAATTTCCTACAGGTCCTTGGTGTAAAGAGAAAGATTGGATATTATTCGGCAGATATGCGGGAGCAAGAATTAAAATCGACGGTGGAGAACTCAGATTACTTAATGACGACGAAGTTATGGCAGTTGTTAAAGATCCTGAATACGTTTTATCACCGCTAACAAACTAACATGAGGAGATAGTCATGCCAGAAGCACAACCATCATTAAGTGAAGAAAAAACAATACCTATTGAAGATACAGGTAATCCTGTTGACGTAGAAATAAATGATACTTCAACAGAAGAAGAAACAATTCAACCAATTGAAACAAAAGAAGAGAATCAAAGTGATTCTGAGCATGAAGAGTATTCTTCTGGAGTTAAAAAGAGAATAAATGATTTAACAAAAAAATGGCGTGAAGAAGAACGTCAAAAAGAAGCAGCTATAAAATTTGCGGAAAGTGTTAAAAAGAAAAATGACACCTTACAAAAACAATTTACTAGTTTAGATGATACTTACATTGAAGAAGTTGCTCAAAGAGTAGATGCTACTGAATTAGCCTTAAAAAGAGCTATAACTGAAGCACATCAAAAACAAGATTTTGAAGCTGTTGCGGAAGCTCAAGCTAAATTAGCTGAAAATGCTGTTCATAAACAAAGAGTAGTTTCTGCTAAAAGTAAAAAACAAGCAGAACCTGTAGAGCAAAAGGTAACTCCGGAAGCTCCTGCACAAGTTCAACAACAAGTTCAACAAACTCCACAACCAAGTGAAAAAGCTCTTCAATGGGCACAACGAAATCAATGGTTTGGTCAAGGAGAAGGAAAAGATCAAGCAATGACATATGCTACTTGGGGAATTCATACTACATTAGTAAATGAAGGAATGAATCCTGAGTCAGATGAATATTATACTGAAATTGATACTAGACTAAAAGGGTATTTTCCTGATAAGATAGGACAAACGAATTCTAATTCGAATATTACTAGCAATAAGGTCGTCCAGACTGTTGCTGGTGCTAATTCTCGGGTTGGAAATAAAACTGGACGCCGTACTGTGAAACTCACACCATCACAAGTAGCCATAGCTAAAAAGCTAGGTGTGCCATTAGATGAATACGCAAAATTCGTGAAGGAGTAAAATATGGAAAACGTAAAACTAAAAAAAACTACTCGACACGCTGAAACTAGGGACTTACAAGCTCGTAAAACGGTCTGGTCCCCACCGAGACAACTAGATGCACCAGTACCCCCTGAAGGGTTCAAGTATCGTTGGCTCAGAGCAGAACTTCAAGGTCAGCCTGATGATAAAAATATTACATCAAGGTTGAGAGAAGGTTATGAACTGGTCAGGGAAGATGAACTTTCAGCAGAGGATGTAATGAAATATCCTTCGCTTTCTGAAGGTAAGTACAAAGGTGTTATAGGAGTTGGAGGTTTGCTATTAGCTAAAATTCCTCTTGAAATGGCTAAATCTAGAAATGAATATTTCCAGAAAAAGTCTAAAGAGGTGCAAGAAGCGATAGACAATGAGGTTCTAAAAGACGAGCACCCGAGCATGCCTATGTCAAGTAATAGGAGCTCAAAAGTAACATTTGGAGGCAATCAATAATTCTGAATTGGTCGGGATTTTGATGTTTCTAGAAAAGGAGTAAATTATGGCAAATGTAGATGCGCCTAGAGGACTAGTTCCTGTTAAAATGCTTGGTAACAAGTATGAAACAGCTGGTTTCTCTACTTATAAAGTTGCTTCTGGTTACACATCAAACATCTTTAATGGTACAGCCGTTCAACTAAAAGCTGATGGAACTATTGAAATAGCAGTAGACGCTAAATCAAACTCTGCAAAAATTGTAGGAGTTTGTGGTGGTGTAAACTACGTTGATTCAACAGGGAAACCAATTTGGAAGAACTATTGGCCAGCTTCAACTGTAACGCAAGGAGCAGTAGCAGCGGAAATTAAAGTTTATGATGATCCAGATCAACTATTCATCGTTCAAGCGGACGGTGCTGCCGATCAAACATCGGTAGGAGCCAATGCACCTATGGTAGGTAACGCAAATGGTAACACAACTAACGGTATGAGTTCTATGGAATTAGACTTTTCTGGACTAGGAGCTGCCGATGAGCAGTTGAGAGTTACAGGAATAGTTCAAGCTCCTAACAATACTGCTGGTGAAACAAACGTAGACTTGGTTGTTAGAATTAACGATCACGCTTACACTAACTTAGCGGGGATATAATATATGGCTATTTCTAGATCCCAGTTAGCCAAAGAATTAGAGCCGGGTTTAAATGCTCTCTTTGGCTTAGAATACAAACGCTATGAGAACGAAGCAGCAGAAATCTTCGACCAAGAAAGTTCAGACAGAGCTTTTGAAGAAGAAGTAATGTTAGGCGGGTTCGCTGGTGCTCCTGTGAAAAATGAAGGTGCGGCAATCAATTATGATACTGCACAAGAATCTTTCACTGCGAGATACACTAACGAAACTATTGCTCTTGCTTTTGCTATCACTGAAGAAGCTGTAGAGGATAACCTTTACGACAGAGTCAGTGCTAGATATACAAAAGCTCTAGCTCGTTCGATGGCTAATACTAAACAGGTTAAGGGTGCTAATATTCTTAACAATGCATTTTCTGCAAACGCTGCTGATTTTGGTGGAGACGGAGTTGCTTTAGCTTCTACTGCTCACCCAACTTTAACAGGTGGAAACTTCTCTAATAGAAGTGCTACAGATGCTGACTTGAACGAGACTTCTCTTGAACAAGCAGTTATTGATGTTGCTGCTTTTATTGATGAAAGAGGTTTGAAAATTGCATTGAAACCAATGAAAATGATTATTCCTTCAGCTTTACAATTTGTAGCTGATAGATTAATGAATTCAACGGGTAGAGTAGGTACAGCTGATAATGATATCAACGTATTCAATCAATCAGGATATATTCCTCAAGGATACAGCGTAAATCATTATTTAACTGATACTGATGCATTCTTTATTAAAACCGATTGTCCAAATGGCTTTAAGCATTTTGTAAGAACACCAATTACAACTGCTATGGAAGGCGATTTCGATACAGGAAATATGAGATACAAAGCTCGTGAAAGATATAGCTTTGGTTTCTCTGATCCAAGATGTGTTTACGCATCTCAAGGTAGTTAAAAACTAATTCTTTCTTAGGTGAAAAAGGCGCTTGTATGAGCGCCTTTTTTATTTTATAATCTTTTTTCCTAGATTAATTATAATTCTGCAGACTGGCTAGGCAGACGGTATAGAGACTGCATTATTAGGCCTATACGCCAGGAGGTAAACATGGGTACTACGACTTTTTCCGGTCCGGTTAAATCGGGCAATATATTAGAGACAGGTGGAGCAAACCTTGGAACTAATATTTCAAATGTAAATTGGTTGACAAATACAGCTTCAATTTATGTTCAATCACCTTCTCCAGCAGCGGCTACTGCTATTAGTTTAGTAAGAGCTATAACTACTGGGGATTCAAATAATAACGGTTCATTTACTGTTCTTATCAATGGTACTGGAACTACTAACGGATCTTTTGTTCCTGCAAGTAGTGATACTATTGGTGGAGCATCTTGGGCTCGTAAAATTATGTTTACAAGCACAGGAAATGATTCCGCATTAAGATTTACTGTAACAGGAACAAATGCAAATGGACAATTATTAACAGAGAGTAATATTACTGGTCCTAACGCAGGCACTTCTTTTACTTCAGGCTTGTTTAAATCTGTTACTTCTATCACTTCTTCCGCAGTAAGTACTGGAAGCATAAGTGTAGGAATTGGACATACAGCTGGTGATCAATATCAGCATGCTATTGGAGTTATTCCATATGGTTCAGCACTAATTCATTTAACTACTTATCGTTACCAAGCATGGAACGGTGGAGGTAATGAAGTGTTAGAAATTGGAACTACACTTGATGTAGATCAATTTGGTGACATTGCTACTGCTACAAACAAAGGTGCTGTTACTGCTAATGATAATGGTGATGCTATTCTTGTTGATGCAACTCAATGGACTAAATGGCTTGTTGTTCAACAAGATCCAACTGCAACCGCTGGTAATTTTGGCTATGAAATGGATTGTAATATGATTATTACATATACTCCATCAGGTACCCTTGCTACCACTGGTAAAAATATATTTGTTGCAGAATATGCACAAAAAAGATTATTGAACGCTGAGGCTTGGTAATCTAAACAAACAAGGGTGGGGATAAAACCTCACCCTTAACTTATAAGGAAAAATATGGGAAACGTATCACATGTCACTGCCCGTCGATTTGTCGATGGTGCAGCCGATTCTACTACTTCTATTGCCGCTGCCCAGACGATAGGTGCTCCCGGTAATTTAATAATAACTGGTGCTGCTGCTACTTTTGGAACAGCTAATCAGGGTAAAAAAGTTAGTATTACAAGTACTGCTAACTTTTCAACAACAGATTTTACAATAAGAGGAACTAGTCCTAACGGACAAGCTGTAGCAGAAACTGTAAGAGGTTTAAATAATAATACAATTTTAAGTGTTAATTATTATAATACTGTTACACAATTAAGTTCTTCTACTGCTTTAGCAACAAATGTTTCTGCAGGTGTTTCTGGTAATGCAGGATGTGTTTATCCTGGAAGAACTAGAGTAAGAGGAATGAGTGGAGATATCCAAGCAGATGTTTTACTTACTTTTTCAGATGTTAATCCCGCTGCTGTTGTAATAGATACTGCAACTGGATGGTCAACTGCTATTACTAGAATGGCTGTTGATGTAGCTGCTGGACAATATGATCCATACATTCCAGATAATGGATTGTTATTTAAGTCTGCTTCATATGTTGAATGGGCTGAAGGTGGATTAGCTGTAAAAGGTTTAACTATTTTCTTTGACGGTTAATAATGACACCGGAAAGATTATCAGCTTGGAGAATTTTTCCTAGATTATTAATTACACTGTATGGTATTTCATTTTGGCGTACCACAGAATGGTTTATGGGGTTGCCAGATCCTACTAATGCACAATCAGCTTTTGTATCAGTAGTAGTAGGCGCTGGAGCCGCATGGTTCGGACTCTATGTGGGAGGAACCAAAATAACAATAAAGGAGAAAAACAATGTTTAGTATAGCTATTTTTAGAACGTTAGAAATTTATGAACAATCAAAGAAAAAATAATGAAATATTTTAAATATCTAGCTTCACTACCAATTTTAATTTCTTTGATAGCTGGGGCATACGGAACTCTTAATTATGTCAATAAGCTGACATCACAAATTGATGCAAGCACGGACACTATTAATATATTAAAGGTAGAGGTAGAGAACTTAGAAGAACGTATATACAGCGATATAGATAACATACACAGAACTTACACAGATAAAACAAGTATGAACTCTAAGAACTACGCAGACGCTAGGGAAGAGCTCGTAAAAGAAATGGCCGAAATGGCAACATGGGTAGGTAGGCTCGAGGGCATTGTTGCAGCACTACGTGATGGTTCGTACAAATTAGCATCACAAGCAGAGTACCAGGCGTTAGAAGAGCTTGTTAGAGGTAACACAGATTCTCTTAGACAAATAGGATACGATATAAAAGAAATTGAAAGAGTAGCATCGGGCGGTTACTAATGAAATACGAACGTGGTCTACTTGTTTTTTTAATAGTGTTGTTAATCATCTGTTGTTTGTTAAGCACTAAAACACAAGCAAGAAATGATTATTTAGGTAGTAGCAACAGCAGCTGTGAACGTGGTAGAATAGATTTATATACAGAACTTAGAGGACTAGATGGTAAAACTATGTATTTAGATGGTGATGGTAATATAGATAATAATTATAATAGTTATAGTGATGATGTTAATGGAACTTTAGGTATACGTTTTAGTTGGCCATTACAATCTACCTGTAATGATGATACTATACAATTACTTCGTGAAAATGATAGACTACGGCAAGAGTTAGAGCTGTTAGCTAATTGTGCTAAATATAAAGACCTAGAACTAGGTGATGAATTTTCTACAGTTCGTGAATTATGTAAAGGTGTTAATAAAAAGATAGAAAATGAAAGTAAGTGATAAAACTAGCATAGATATGCCAATACGAAACTTGCTTAGCATTGTAGCGGCGGTGGCAGTAGGTGTGTGGGCTTATTTTGGAGTAGTATCAAGAATTACAAGCATGGAAACATCATTAATTTTAGCAGAAAAAGATTTAGAAAAGAATACAGAATTTAGAATTAAATGGCCTCGTGGTGAAATGGGAACCTTGCCTGCTGATTCAGAACAATATATGCTTATTGAGTTTATGGCAGAGCAGTTAGAAGGTATGCAAACTGAAATGGAATCTATGATGTCTAACACAGTTAATATAAATTTTTTAAAAGACCAAGTATCTAAATTACAAGGTGATGTAGAAAAATTAAAAGATAAAGTGAGGCAAAATGGAACCAGTCATTAGTGTAGTTTTCGCATTAGTTATGTATGTTAATGGTTCAATGGATGGGCATATGATGACAGATGGATTGTCTAAATGTTTAAAAGCTAAAAGAGAAGCAGAAAGAAATTTATCAGACAATAGAGTTAATGTTATTCGTTACGAATGTGATCGAGTTAAAGCAGAGCTCAGGCCAGATTTTGAGGGTAAATTAAAAATATATAAAATAATAAAAGATTAATGTCTGAATTAACAATTAAATCAGATTACTTTACACCAGTCAAAAAAAGGACTAATATAGAAAGATAATGCCAACTTATTCTACAACAAAGTCCTTTGATTTACAAATTAATGACATGATTCAAGAGTCTTATGAAAGATGTGGAATTATGGTTCGTGATGGATATGACCTTAAAACAGCAAAAAGATCACTTAATATTTTATTAGCTGAATGGGCTAATAGGGGACTTAATTTATGGACTATACAACAAACTAATAAAGCTTTAACTGCTAATGCTCAATCTGTAACAGGCACAGCTTTATATGGGAATGCAGCCGATGACGCTTCCGCAATTATTGATATTACAGACGTAGTTATAAATGATGGTACTTATGATTATGCAGTTACTTCTATAAGCAGAGCTACTTATTTTAATATGCCTGATAAAGCTACTTCCGGTAGACCCTCTCAATTTTATTTTCAAAGAGAAATAAATCCTACTTTGTTTTTATTTCCAGCAGTTCCTGCTAGTGGAAATTACACTTTAAAATATTATGCAATGATTAGAATGTTTGATATTGATACTTACAGAGACAATGCACAAATACCATTTAGGTTTATTCCTTGCATGACTGCAGGACTTGCTTATTATTTAGCACAGAAAAAAGCTCCTGAAAGAATGCAAGCATTAAAATTAATTTATGAAGATGAATGGAAAAGAGCTGCTGACCAAGACGGTGCTAGAACAAGTCTTTTTTTAACTCCGCAAGCTTATTTTCCATCGGTAGGTTAATATGGCTAAATTTGCAAGTGGTAAAAATGCTTTAGCTATATCTGACAGAAGTGGATTACAATTTCCTTACAGAGAAATGGTTAAAGAATGGACTGGATCGTTAGTTCATTATACAGAATTTGAAGCCAAACAACCTCAATTACAACCTATTAGAACAGCTCCAGAGCCACAAGCTTTACAAAACGCTCGGCCGGCAAGAGTAGAAACTCCTGCGGCTAGATTATTAACAGGTAATCCATTTTTTTCTACAAATGGTTCAGGGACTATTACAGTTATAGAATTTAATCATGGAAGAACAACAGGTGAAACAGTAAGATTTAGAAATTGTGTTGGAGGGTCTGGATTTACTCAAGCTAAAATAGAAGATTCTAATGGATACACAATAACTGTACCTGCTGGAGATGCAAACTCTTACACATTTAATGTAACAGGACAAACATCAGATCAAACAAACGTAAGATTTGGAGGTATGCTTTGCACTTCAGGTCCGGTTACTATAGAAGGATAATATGACAACATACGCAGAATTAGTAGATCAAATTAGAGCTTACACAGAAACAGATGCAAATGTTTTAACAACTACTATTGTTAATGATTTTATATCTAATGCTGAGAATAGAATATTTAGAGAAGTAGATTTAGATGCATTTAGATCTTATCAGATTGCTTCATTAACTGCTAACAATGCTTTTGTATCATTACCTGGCACAGGAATAGCAGAATTTGCTCTTATCAGATCAGTTCAAATTTATGGACAAAGTTTAGGTAATTCTCGTAAAAAATTAGAACAAAAAGATGTTACATTTATGAATGAATATTGGCCTGATAGAACTGCTACAGCTACACCTGTGTATTATTCAAATTGGAAAGCTGGGAACATATATCTTGCGCCGACTCCTAATTCCGCATATAATATAGAAGTAGCTTTAAATAAGTTACCAACAGGACTATCGTCTACAAATACGACTACTTGGGTTAGTATAAATGCCCCTAGAACGTTGTTGTATGCGTGTCTCTGCGAGGCTTTTAAATTTCTCAAAGGCCCCTATGACCTACTTGCTCAATATGAACAAGGTTATGCTAATGCATTACAAGACTTGTCTATAGAACAACAAGGTCGTGGCAGAAGAGATGAATATATGGATGGAGTTTTAAGGACTCCTCTTAAATCGCAACAACCATAAAAGGAGACAAAAATGGCTATAGCACAAGCAGTATGCAACACCTTTAAAAGGGATCTGTTAAAAGGATTCCATGATTTTGCAAATGGTGGGTCTGCATTCAAAATTGCATTATTTACATCAAGTGCAAATTTAGATGCAACAACTTCAAATTACAGTAATACGGCAGAAACTCAAAACGCTGGAGGAACATCAGCATATTCCGCAGGCGGTTTAGCTTTACAAAACCAATCTGTAACAGGAAGTACAACAGCTACAACAGCATTTGTTGATTGGAGTACTGATCCTGAATGGACTTCCGCTAGCTTTACGGCAAGAGGTGCAATGATATACAATACTACAACAGATGGCGGTTCAAACACTACAGATTCAGTTTGTATTTTAAATTTTGGTTCTGATTTTACAGCAACTAATGGTACATTTAAAGTTCAGTTTCCGTCACCAGGTACGGGTACAGCTATACTAAGATTATCGTAGGGATTTAGCATGGCATTGATTATCAATGATCGTGTTAAAGAAACCACGACAACAACAGGAACGGGAACTGTAAACCTTGCAGGAGCAAGCTCAGGTTTTCAATCGTTTGTCGCAGGTATTGGCACAACAAATACCACTTACTACTGTATTGCTATACAGTCAGGAAGTACGGAATATGAAATTGGTATAGGTACTATAACCGATGCTTCTCCCGATACACTATCAAGAGATACAGTTTTAGAGAGTACGAATGGTGATAATAAAGTAGATTTTTCTGCAGGTGCAAAAGATGTATTTTGTACATATCCAGCAAAGAAGGCACCATCTCCTGTCATGGATCCTACAGCATATGTGACAACACATAATTCTACAATTAGCGATGTTCAAACAATGGACTCTGGCGTTTTAGCTGGACCCGTATCTATTACAGGTACACTGTCCGTAACAGGAAATTTATTTATCTTATGAGCACACTTGAAGTAAATAAAATTATACCACAAGGATCAGGTACTGCTCTTCAAATAGGAGAGAACGGTGACACCATAACGTTGCCAGCAGGTACAGTAATAACATTACCTAATGGATCAGTTACAAACGACGAACTAGCAGGTTCTATTGCTAATAGTAAATTAGCAAACTCAACAATTACAATTAATGGATCATCTGTTGCTTTAGGTGGTTCAATTACCGTAGGATCAGTTTTAACATTTCCAACAATTGGTTCTATCAATCCTTCAACAATAGAAAACACGCAAACAGCAGTTACTATAACAGGAACCAATTATATTTCTGTTCCTTTTGTTGATGCAATTAATTCTACAACAGGAGCTATTGTATCAGCAGACTCAGTCTCTTTTACTAGCTCAACAGTTGTTGTAGCGACGTTTACACTGCCAGTAGATGGCACGTATTTTCTTCGTGTAGAGAATAATAACGGATTAGCCGTACGATCAGGTTCAGCGCTACTAACAGTATCAGACGCACCAGCTTGGCAAACAGCAGCAGGTAGTCTTGGCAGTTTTGCTGCAGGGTCAAATGTTGGAACGATTACAATTACAGCGACAGATGCTGCCTCTTTTGCTATAACGTCTGGGTCTTTGCCTGGAGGTCTTTCGTTGAATACAGCAGCAACTAATGCTACAATAACAGGAACAGAGTCAGGAGCAACAAGTCCTACGACGTATAACTTTACGGTAACGGCTACAGATGCACAGGGCCAAACTGCAGCTAGAGCATTTAGTATAGCTATAACTGTAGGACAACAAAATAGTATGAGGTTTGATTTATAATGCCAACGTATTTATCAAGAACACCGTCAAGTGCAGGAAATAGAAGATTATGGACTTGGAGTGGTTGGTTTAAAAAATTAAAAGATGTTAATGGAGATACTGTTTTTGCTGGTTATACAGATAGTAATAATAGAATGCGTTTAAATTATACAAGTGATGGTAGAATAGAAATATTTGGATATATAAGTTCAACTCAAGTTCAAGTAATAACTACAAGAAGATTTCAAGACTTCTCATCATGGTATCATATTGTTTGGGTATGGGATACTGCTCAATCAACAAATTCTAATAGAACTAAAGTATATATTAATGGAGAACAAATTACAAATTGGGGTACACAAACTTGGCCTGCACAAAACTCTGAATCTGTTATAAATAGTAATACAGGTCAATATATAGGTCAAAGAGGAGATGGTAGTGCTCAATTAAGTGGGTATTTAACAGATATTAATTTTATAGATGGACAAGCATTAACTCCATCTACTTTTGGAGAAACAGATTCTACAACAGGAGGATGGAAACCAAAAGTAGATTTTCCAGGGTTAACGTATGGAACAAATGGATTTAGATGTCAGTTTGGTAACGCTGCAGCTTTGGGAACAGATACCAGCGGGCAATCAAATAATTTCACTGTTAACGGTGCAGGTACTAATGCTAAAACCGTAGACACAGCTACTAATAATTTTTGTACCTTTAATGCTTTAGATAAAGCTAGTAATGTGACTCTTTCAAAAGGTAATCTTATTGCTGCTATTGCAGGAGCTGGT